GTCTTCTGAAGAACCCAGCATAGAAACTGCTGCCTTTGTGCCGATGACAATCTTTTTTTGTGGAATGAGCCACTGAACCGCATTAACTTCCGCATCGTTAATAGTGAAAGTAAGCGATTCATCATCCTTTGTACCTGTTTTGAAGTTTTCAAAATCATCTACAGTGGAAAGCCATAGAGTTTGAGGCTGTCCGTAAGTTCCTGCAAACACAAGCCTGGATTGGAAAAAGGTGACATTTGCAGGGTAGCCGTTGAGGTCGTTCCATGCACCGAATGCCCAGTTTTTAGTTTGAGCAGTGCTGCCTATTTGCTTAATCACATTTGCAGAAACATTTTTTGCGTTTGTAAATGCAGTGATTTTAACTATTCCGTCAGTCCAATAATCTATTGCAGTAAGTGTAGCTTTGCATCCTTGATTTGTGTCTGCCACATAGTTCACCATTCTCATTCTGTAAAGTACGCCTGTTTCTTCTTCGAGACCGTCGGAAGATATGTTCCTATCTTTTGAACTTGTCCAGCTTCTGTAATAGTTCCAGCTTGTTCCGTTGTTAAAACTTCTTTCAAGCCTTAATATTCCTTCCCACACTCCGCTTGTTTCAATCTGCCATTTTCCAGACATGAGAATTGATGATGATTGAGCGTTTGAAGTGAAAGCATGTATTATCTCTTCCGATTCTTTTGGATGTTTAAGTTTAAAATATCCACCAACCATTGAAGATTTAAAAATATCTGTATCAGAAATAATATTAACAGCTCCTGTAGCAGCCGACGCAGAGAGCTGTATGTTATCGCTGTTTTCATCTTGAAAAACAGGATAAACAAAATTCATTTCACTTAAAGTCCAATTGTCATGAGCTAATCTTGAAAGCTTCATAGGTTGATAATCTGGATGAACAAGGAAAAGGACATCTGCCGACTGAATATATTTCAGCTTAAAAATAGATTCATGGGCGTAAGGTGTAGTTATTTCGTAGATTTGATTTGAGCTATTAAGGATTACTGAAGAGTTCATATAGAATCTCATGTAGTGATCACCAGCTTCGATGATGTATGCCTGTTCAACATTGAATTGAAACGAAATAAGCAAACTGTTCTTATCGCTCTGTTTTGCTTCGGCAATAAATTTAGTGCCCTGTCTTCTTCTGATACCTCCCCATGGAAGTACTAAGAAGTTTTCAAGAGTAGAACAACCTGAAGAGTATTTTTGAAAATCCGTTCTTGCCCCTAGATATGGAGTAAGTTCGCCTGCATTAAATGAATTAATAGTGATTGCATTATTCATCAAGCCACCCATTTGTACTCTGTCCGTCAATCCAGCTGTTATTTGCAGGTATTCTCTTTTCGTCTCTCAACTCTGCAGCACGTGCAGAAGGAAGTGCAATTTTATAGAATTCATCAAGCAGACTTTGAGATATGGAAGGGTTATTAGTAAGTGCAAAAGCCATTTTTGAGGCAAGAAGAAGAATGAGGCATTCTGCAATATCTGAGGTCATGCGTGAGATATCACAATTTGAAGAGACATAGAGAATTCTGCATTCGCTTATATCAGAAAGAATCCGCCCCGATTCTATGACATACTCTTTATGATCCTGTACTTCCTGAAGAGAGATAAAATCGTTTGGAAGCGGAAAAGAAAAAGCATAGCCGTAAACTGGAGCGGCTGCTTCTGAAGCAAGTTCTTTTCTTTTAAGAGCGAAGCTGAAAGGGAAAATTCTTAAAAGCTGATTAAGTGACATATCATAGTAACGCCTGCAAAGGTTTGAAGTCGTCCCTGTATCGTATTCTGAAGCGGCTGTGTCGGCTCCAAGCCTTTGAAGTGCTGCATTCCATATATCTAGTTTTGTAAGCATTCTTCCCTCAAATTAATAATAAAAAACTGCAAGGGAATTCGGATTCCCTGCAGCTTGATTGTTATTTATACTGTCTGCGAATAGACTATTGCAAAAAACACCTTCTTATTTACTGTAGGTGTTGCTGATATTTTTGCTTTAAGTACAGTGTTTGTAGTAACTTTTGCAAAATCTATTGCTGTTGCAGATGCTGCAAGAGCTCTATAACCGCTGATTGCACCTGCTGAACAGTAACCCTCGATAGTAGCTGTTACTGTTGGTTGATCACCATTAATATAACTTAATGCAGGGATAAACTTTGCACCTGCAGGAAGTGTCATAATGTTGATTAAATCGTTTGCAACTTCTGTTCCTTTGAACACGTATTCGCAAAATTGAACATTTAAATTCCCAGCATCAAAACTCTTTTGAGCAGTGGTAAATTTCTGTTCCGGCATTCCTGTGCTGTAATGTTCAGCCATATTAAAAACTCCTTAATTGTTGGTTATTTGGGGATTTGGTTATTCCTGGCATGGAAGTTTGACAACCAGCTTATCATATAAACGAACAGCCCCGATAAAAAGATTAACCCATACCTGCCAGTCATAGTTGAACTCTGGAAGCTCTGAAACTTTAATTTCAATATCTTTTGCTACAGCAAGCTGCATAGCTGATTTAGTCCAGGCAAAAAGAGATCTAATATTTGAGCTGTCTTTTACAGGCATATTTGAGCGTATAAATTTGAAGCCTAAATATGTATCAATTTCACCTTGTACAAGTGCCTTTACAGTGTTGTAGTCAGATGATTTAATCTCTGTAGTTTTTAAAAGTTCCATTTCTTGTTCAGGTGTGATTAAACAAAACAGAGGATCTTCTTCGTTAACTTCATTTTTCTTGAGAATTTTTCTAGCAGTCATCAACTTTTCAAGATTAAGCCCCGTGTTGCTTCCACCTCCGCCAGTTTGAATGTTTACAATCTGTTCAGTTGGGAAAACAACGGCAGTAGTAGCATCTTCGCCAGTATAAGAAACAGCGTCAAAAGCGGAGATAATTATTCTGTCTTTTGTACGTTTAGCTGCCATGACGTTCGTCTCTACAATCTTGCTTGTAGGATCCTGCATAAGTGCAACAATATCATCTCTGTCAACAAGTGAAGCTCTGTCAAATGGTGAAGCAGTCACCCATCTGTTGTAGAAAGTATCGTCTGTGTATTTTGTTTTTGCATTTCTTGAAAGCCTCTGATCAAGCTCGGCAGTACCGATAAAATCATAACGTTTCTTTTTCCCCTTCATGTCATAATCAACCATTACTGCACCTTCAAGCAGAGAGGATTTTTGCTGAAGCGAGTGTCTGACGTTATCGCTGTATACGTCAATCATCCATTGTTCTATACTTGGCATGTTTTTAACTCCATTTTTTTTGTTTTAAGTTCAAAAATATTTGTGAAGTTCGATCTGCCGTGATAGTCTGCCAAATATTTGAAGGTCGTTTCCGATACTCTTCATTTGTGCAGGTCTGCCTTATCTTCCTTCCTTTTTTCACCTTATGAATGATTTTCGCCAAGTCCACTTCATGAGAGAAAAATAAATAGAATATTTTAAATTTGATTCTTATTATTTTTATGTTACAATTTTGTTATAATTAAGGAGGATTTTATGCAGATCAAAATTAGAAAAATAGGCAATTCAAATGGAATAATAATTCCCCAGTCTATGTTACAGGAATGCAATATAAGCAATGAGGCTGAGATAAGCATATCCAAAGGCAATATAGTTGTAAAACCTGTAAGAGTACCACGCCAAGGCTGGGAAGAGGCAATAAAGACAGCAGGAGTTGAAAAGGAAGATACTTTTATGGACGGAATACAAAACGAGTTTGATAACAAGGAATGGACCTGGTAAAAAGATCGGAGAAATAAAAAATAATGCTGATAAGGAAGATATTTGTAAGAAATTAATTGAAATATTTGAGAAGTAAGCCAGCCGCTCTTTTTAAGCGGCATGAGCAGTTAAATCAGCCTTTCAGCTGGGAGCGTTTTTGTGCAAGCATGTTATATTTTTGTATAAGCATTGAGTAATCAGGGTGTCTTGGATTTCTGTATGCTGGGTTTTGCTGGATCTGGCTCATTTGAGATTCAATATTAGAGAATGAATCACTTCCCAACCCAGAATCTGTACTCACAAATTTCTCACTATCCAGAGATTTTGAATATTCAAAAAGTATCTCTGCCAAAAGTGCATTATTGTGCATTCCTGATTGAGTGATTTTAGTTCGTAGCTCTTCAGGAAGAAGATTAAAAGCCATGTCTGCATTTTCAACTTTCTTATTATAATCACTGCCCCATTTTTGACGAAGTGCAGCAATCTCCTGTTCGGTCTTTTGGCTTGATTGTGCTTGGTAGCCTTTAATCCCTTCAATCTCAATATTGTCGTAAAGCTCCATGAGTTCGCCAACCTGTTTCTGATTTAATCCAAACTGATGAAACTTCTCTAAAAACGGCTCTATCTTTTCACTTTTTACAATCTCTTCAGGGATTTGCTCGTTACGCTTAATTTGGTATTCCTTAAAAGTCTCTGGTCTTCCTTGTGTTTTATAAAATTCATTCCAATCTTGTTCAGATGAATTCTGATCAGGGAATTTGTAAGGTCTTGCTCCAACCATTTTTTTCGTACTTAAATAAGCTTGTGCAAGTCCTGGAAAAGATTTAACTGTATTGAATGTAGGCTCATTTCTTATATCTTCTGGGAGAAGTTCTTTCCAGTTGTCTAGGAAATTACCGTTATCATCAAAATATTTTGGTGAAGTTGGAGGTGTTGCAGGTGTATTAAATGTATTATTTGTTTCAGTTGAGTCAGCTGAATTGTTTTGAGTGTCTGCCACTCCAGCGTTTGAATCTAAAAGCATCTTAAATTTCTCCTTTTAAAATTTTTGTTCTTGTCTCATTATTGTTATCAATCCATGCAAGGATTTCTGGTGTTTTATCGCCGCAATAAGGCGACATTGCAGGGCACTTACTTTCAATATGCACCTGCATAAGGTCGATTAGTTCTTTTAGAGTTTTTACTTCTCTTGGTTTTTGGAGATGTTCGCTCTCTTTAACCTCTTTTACAACTTTGTTTTTTGCTACAGTCATAATTCAATATCTCCTATTTCTTCCATCTCTTTGATTATGTTTTCAAACCTTTGAGCATCTGCATTGACTCTATTTATAATCTCGAGATATACCTGCCTCATTCCGCACCTAAAAAAAGTATTTTCTACAGGCATTGAAGGATTGTATTGCTGAGTATCATACATTGAAATATCTTTGATAATATCCAAAGCTTTTGCACCTTTTTCACTATTAAAAACTTCCTTCATGAGGTGTACTTCATCAAGATGTCTTTCCATTTGAGTTTTACTATTGTTTTGCATTTGCCAATCCTCCCATTGCCCCCATTGCAAGTTCACCAACTGAGCCTTGTTCGGGTCGTTTATTCATGTCTTGAGATTTACCAAGTTCCATCATCTGTTGTTGTGCCATTTGCTGTTGCTGTGCCTGTGCCCTCTCTTTTCTCATTTTAGACACTTCTGCTTCACTTCTTACAAAAGCTGGATGAACGCCTGCAGTTTCAATGATTTTTACCGTAGCTTTGTCAAAATCAATATAATCAAGTATTCCTGGATTGATTTCAACAAAAGGCAGCAGGCTTTGGACGATTTCAAAAAAGTTATTAACTTCTACGCCCTTGGTAGCAAGCGCTAAAGGAGAAACGAAACTCACGTCGATATCGTATCCGTTAAGCTCAAAAGGTACGTCAATGCTGAAAAGATTCTTCTTCAACGCTATATAAAAACATTTTTTAAGCAGGGGAGTAAAGAACTCTTCAAGCAGACGGGCTACAACTGGAATAATCATGGACTGTTTTTCACTTACAAGCTGTCTTATTTCAAATGCCGTCCTCTCTCTTTTGTCTTGTTCTGAAAGCATTTGCAGCATCTTGAACATGTCAACAAAATAAGCTGCATTAATCCGCCTTTGAATTCTATCGAAAAGCTCTAATCCAAACGGAATACCATTTGGCTGTGGCTGGAATTCTGGCGGTTTGCCTCCCATTGCATCGTAGTAATGAGCCTTGCCTGGTGTAGTATAAAATGCACTATTGGTGTTTTCTCTTTTGTATGCGTTGATGTCAATTATAGGATTAGGAGTAACTATTCTCTGTCCTGCTTTGAGTGTATCATGCCAGATTGCATTCATGAGTTTGGCAGATCTTAACACTCTTCTTGCAGGAGAATAACCGTATATGCTGTTGCTTTTTTTCTCAAATCTAGCCACGTTGTACGGCATATACTCATATCCCGACTCACGAATTATACTATTTGTCTCTCTGCATACATAAACACTCTTAAATGCTCTGTTTTTCTGATTAGGCAGTGGTTTGTTGGTTTCAGGATCATGCTGTACAAGCGGATTAGGCTCTACTGCATGAATGAAAGTGTATTTCCTTGAATTCCTTTCTGCTGAATCAGACTTGGCATCAGCTATTATTTTAGGGTTAAGATTGTCATTGCCAAACTTCTCAAATGCCTGCCGTGAAGTCAAAGGAAACTCTCTATATACAGAGTCTATTTTCCCTTCTGCATTCTCTCTAATGAAATATTCAGAAATGTGAAGATTCCTAAACTTGAAAACTTTCTCATAATCTTCATCAACATAGAGATTAATCATTCCTGCCCAGCCTATATCTTCAAAGCCTTCGTTAACTTCCATTGCAAAATTGGAATTCATAAGCATTGAGTATATTTCAGCTGAAGCTGTAGTGAAAAAATCTTTTACGACCATGTCTTTTTTAAGTTTGTCATTTTTCACTTCAAACATAAACCACCTTGTATTTGGAGGAGAAAGATTGGAGAAAAGACCTCGTGCGAGAATACTGTTTGCCTCGCTTATTTCGTCGATGATTATATTCGTCTTTTTCTTCCCCTTTTCGTATGGAAATGAACTGTCTGAAAAGTCGCTTTTTTCAGGGCATGCAAATGCTGCACACTCTTCAAGTTCAGAATCAAGTGAAGTTCTTACGCTTTTCATCTGTTCAAGGTTTTCGATAATCTGTTTTGCATTCATATCAACCACCAAGCAGTTTAGTTTGTTGTGTGTTTGCGTTGTTATCACTCAAACCTTGTGCACCTGAAAGAATTGTTTTCTTTCTTCCAGTTCGTCTTTTTTCTCTTTCTGCCTCTGTCTGCCCTGCTTCCTGTACATCTCTTGAAGTTTCACGGACTGGAGAAGGTGGAGGAATTGGCTCTGGTGGAGGTGTAGGTTTCGGCACTCCGCCTTTGCATCGTATGTGCATTCTTGTTTTTTCTTTAGCGAAATTGAGATTGATTATTTCTGGTTCATACATAATTAAGCTGCCTTTTCTTTTCTTGTTTTTGAATAAATTAAAACGTGTAGATCTTCTCCATAATAATTTGGAATCATGCCTGTTTTGGTTAATCCTGCATGCTCTGCAGCACGTATGGCATTGTAGTTGTCGGACTCAATTAATCCAAAAAGGCAGTCGTAAAGATAGTTTGTATCATCGGATTTTAAATTAATTAATATTTCTGCACACTCTGACATTATCATAGGGAAACGCAGTAAGCATGGAGTCTGGAATACTGCAAAGTTGAGCCTTGCTGTGCGGTGTTCCCAACGGTTAATCCATATAAATCCGCAATCAATATTGTCGTAACTCACAATGTAGGCATGATTGTATGAAAGCATGATTTTTGCAAACTCTTTTGAATCTTGCATTTCGTGTTCATGAGGAAAGCATACAGAAAACTGATCAGCTTGGATTAACTTTTCATGGACGCTGTAAAGCTCATCGCCCCATGCTGTTCGTAACTTGGTCTCGTATCTCATTAATAAACCTCCAGTGGATTGTATGAATCGTATTCATCTCTTCGTATATTGAATCGTTCAATTTCTCTTTTAAGAGCACCAAAACTCTTGTGACTGCTGACTAATCCCTGCTTAATTACATCAGCCATGCAGCCAAAACTATCTGCCCCGTTACTTGCCCAATTATGCAGAGGTTTAGCATCAAAAATTAAGTCATTTTCAGTAGAGAGAGTTTCGTTTTTTCTTCTTTCGTAACTCGATAAGGCATCAATAAGTCTTGTGCATTCTGAATTAATGTAAACTCTTGAAAAGAGCTCCTTTGCTGAGTTTATTCTATCCCAAATGTCTGGCACTCTTCTTACTCGTGTAAACGTTAAACCATACTTCTCGCTAGCGTCAAGCCTTGTCATTGCAAAGCCATTTGCATCTTGAATCATAAGCTCTCTATTTTTAATGTCATGAGGAGCAAAATGCTCTGCGTATCTGTATCGTTTTTCAACTTCAAATTTCTTTATCACTTCATCGTAATAATGTTTCATTCCACGCCCAGTATCTTCATGGTAATCAATTACATTTACAGTGTTGCCTATTGCTTGAAAGAATGTCAAGCACGTTGTATCAGATACTCCCAAATCCCAAGCTGTGTAAACAGGATATTCAGGAGCATGGATAAACTTTCCTATTCTGTTTTCTTTTCTCATATCTGCCATTTCCTGCGAATAGATAATACCTTCATTGAATGAGTTGAAATCGCAGAAATACTCTTGATTTATAATTGCTTCTGGAGTTCCTTTTTTTCTTAATCTTTCAATCTCTTCATGAGAAATTACTTTTGTATCGTCAATTGTAAGAATTTCAGTGTACCAATCTTCAAGACCTTGTACTGTCATGAGCTGATTGTACGCAAAGTTTCTGCCTCTAGGCGTGAACTGAAACCAGGCAAAACCCTTATTTTCAACAAGTATTGGCTCAACGTAGCTGTACACTTCAGGCTTTTGCAGTGAATATTCAGAAAAGATTACGCCTACAGGGTTTGTACCTATAAGTGAATTATCATAGTTATCGGAGCCTATTATGCGAATGATTGAACCATTAATGAGTTCGACTTTCATCTCTTGATTGTTTTTGTTAAAAATTAGGCATTCTGGAATATGAGAGAGAAACTTTTTGCCTCCTGCGTCCATTCCCTCCCAGACGATTCCTCTTCCTTGTTTTGCTGTTGGGAAGATGTAGAAATACGTTCCAACTCTTTCAAATGCTTTCTTAACTAATAACGATATGCAGCAATAATCTTTCCCAGAGCGTCGGTGAGCTATAAGCATTACGAATCTGTATTTGTCTACAGCCATGCAGAATTTCTTCTGATACTCTCTAGGCTCAAATTGGTAAGGAAGTTG